CTTGCTGGTGCAACTGTTTATGGTAGTAATATTGATGCTGGTCCTGACTTCACAAGAAGGTTTGGTAGAGTATTGTATAGGAAGACTGCTATTATGTCGAATGCTTATTCGTCATTCACTTTGGAACATAGATTAAAGGTTCAGAAGATAGATCAAGAGACACATGGAACTGTTTTTGGAAATCAAATTGTATTTGTTGTAACTGTAACGCCTTTACAGTCTAATCCCACACCTGAGTATAGTTTACCTATTCTCGCTTATCATGACTTGTCGTTTACTGGGGATACTGTTTAGACGTAAGCAATGATGTAATTGTATTGAATATTTTATTAGTGTTTTAATGTTATACGCAATCCGAGGTTTAGTATTACCCTCGGATTCTTTTCAATTAGCCTATAAATTGGCCCTTTGTGAGCCATTCTAATCACAATGCCCCCAACCTCTAAAAAAGCATACGCTTTTACTCTAAATAACTATACCGAAGATGAGTTCGAGTCTATCAAAAGAGTTTGCGAAATTGAGTCGCGATATGCAGTCGTTGGTTGCGAGGTTGGAGAATCAGGCACACCACACCTCCAAGGATATATCATCTTTAAGAAGCCATATCGTTTCAATACAATCAAGAGTCGATATCTCCCTAGATGTCATATCGAAAACGCTCATGGTTCTCCAGACGCTAACTTCAGATACTGCAGCAAAGATGGATCTTTTACAGAATATGGTGAAAGACCTGCAAAAGGAGAAGGAGGTTCTAGCCGAGATGAGATCGCTAGAAAGTTTGTTGCCGACCTCTCTAGAGGACGATCTGGCCTGGATGAGTTCATTGAGTCCAATCCCGGAACATGGTTCTATTCCGGACACAACCTGTTACGAAACTATCTTTCCTCAAGGAGACCAGTGGAACGCCCATCTGTTTCAGCAAAGTGGTTCTATGGGAGACCCGGTGCAGGTAAGTCCAGAGAGGCCCACCGTCTTCTTCCCGATGCGTACATCAAAGAACCCAGGACCAAGTGGTGGTCAGGCTACTTGCTTGAAGAAGAAGTAATATTGGATGACTTTGGTCCTCAGGGTATAGATATCAATCACCTGCTACGCTGGTTTGATAGATACAAGTGCCTTGTGGAGACGAAGGGTGGAATGCTTCCACTATACGCTACTACTTTTATTGTAACTAGTAATTATCATCCAAGTCAATGTTTCTGTGGATTAGGTGGAGAGTCACATCCACAAATTGATGCCCTTCTTAGAAGGGTTGAATGTATTGAGTTTATTTAATAAAATAATATATTAACGTAAGCAATGATGTCACTAACCATAACAATTGTCAACAACTATCCAATCCCATTCCCATTCCTATCTTTTCCCCCTGCACTGATGCCGCGAAGCGGCGCAGTGTCCGCTGCCGGAGGCAGGGCCCGGGGTGCCCGGAGCGAAGCGACGGGGCTGAGGCCGCAGGCCGTCCCGAATCATTCCTATAAATACCCATACATAATGAAAATTTTATAACTGGACCCGGACGGTTAATTACCTATGGCTTATGGACGTAAGAGGAAGTATTTAGGAGCTTCTAGAGGTTCCGCTAAACGTGGTCGTTTTTCTAGACGTAAACGTGCGTTTCGTAAACGTGGACCTAGGGATATTACTTGGACCGCTACTAAAGGGACTGGTAGTAACTTAGGTTATAAATCTAAGAAACTTAGTAAGCGTTCTTGGAGACGTAAACTTTGGAACGATACTCTTGCTGTAACTCATTACAGATCTATTGGTGTTGGTCCTGGTGTTGCTACATCTGGTACTGTACAGGGAACTGGTGAAAATACACTTGTGTTTCCTACGTTTGTGGGTACTCCTAGTGCCGCAACTGCATTTTGGACTTCAACTGGTGGATTACAAATAACTGATGAGGGGGGTACAGCTGTCACGTTTGATGAGACTGATCTTGTTATACGTGGTGGTAGAGTTGGCATTACTGTCACATGTCCTGATTCCATTACTGAAGAGCTTGGGGTTACTATTAGTGTTGTTAATACTATTGTTAATCCTGATATTGGATTACTTGCTGGTGCAACTGTTTATGGTAGTAATATTGATGCTGGTCCTGACTTCACAAGAAGGTTTGGTAGAGTATTGTATAGGAAGACTGCTATTATGTCGAATGCTTATTCGTCATTCACTT